ACTCACTCGATAGCTAACGCCATCCTTTTCGCTATTCAATAGCCACATATCTAGCCCCGGAAAGTTGACACACAACGCCTTAAATGCCTGCGCTGGCGTTTCTGCGTCAAATTCAAAACGGCATTGCCCCAGCTTTTTGCGGAGTGCGCCGTAGACCTTAACGACTTTCATGCCGAAGGGCGCAGGCAGTGCTCTTCAAATAATAACCGCCGTACAGATCCCTGCTACTGAGCCGCCTTTGCAGGTGGTGGATGATCAACTGATCGCCTAGGTACACCGCCGCATGGTTGGGCAGCGATGACTCCATGTGCATGAGGATGGCGTCACCGTACTGCAGCTCCTCCAGTGGTATCTGGTGGAAGCCCTCCTTGGCAAAGTTGTCCATGTATAGGCTCTCGCCTTTGAGCCAGAACTGATCGCGGCGGTCGTAGTCCTTTAGATCCAGTCCAAACTCGCGCTTGTACCAGTCCCTGCAGAGGCTGTAGCAATCGACGATGCCGAACACAAACTCACGCCCAACGTAAGGCAGCTCGAATCCATCAGGCTCGCAGTAACCCCACAACTCGGTCTGGGGATTGACGATATGCCAGGGCAGCCCCGATTTTTCACACGCGACGCGATCAGCCTGTGATGGAGCGTGGTTGGTCTTGGGGTGGCTATGCACTACCGCCACGATTTCGCCTTGATCTTCAACCTCGGCGTACTGCAGCGGATCCAGAACAAAGTGCTCATCTGGGGTTTCTGCCAGATTGCGGCATGGAAAATACCGTTTGCGCCCTTTGATGACAGCAACAAGCCCGCAGGATTCAGCCGGAAACTCAGCCTTGGCGTGCTCCAGTGCCTGCTGCTGGATGGTTTTTGACAGATTCATTCGGTCAAACCTGCACCGGGGAACGAGCCAAAGGGTAATTCAGCCGTGGCGCCAAATCGCAGTTTGCACGAGCTAAGGCGTTTGCCGCACTTGTCAGCAGCCAGCGTGGCAACAGGCTGATCGTTGACATTGAAATAAGTGGAGCCTGCGTAGCTGCACTCCGTGCTGCGGTACTGCCATTGACAGATATTGGCGATGATCTGCCGCTTAGGGATCATCACACCGGCAAGGTCAAATTTGCTAGCAAGCTCAAAGCTGACGCTATCGCGGCTTTCGCTTGCCTTGCGATCTATAAACCAAATCTCATCTGGGAACTTGGCGTGGGGATCTGCTGCTGCTTCGCCGTCTAGATATTTCTTCAGTGTGCGGATGCGTTTGACGGTGGCGCCACCAAGGTCATTGCCTGCTGTGGTGGCATTTACAAGCAGCAACAGGGTGGTCATGTTGCCGTCAAGATTGGCGATGGTCAGCGTGGGGCGCGGCAGTGTGCCGGTGTTGGTGTACTCAAAGCCTTCCGCTTTTACTGGTAGACGGGTGTATGAGTTGCCGTTCCAAATAATGTTGCCGCTGACGTTAGCGTTGGCACCATTATGAAAGCGATACGTGTCATTGCTACCGTGCAACGTTGTGTCCAATGTCAGCTCAAACAACTCGATAATTGCGCTGGGTGCAATGGCGGCTAGATCCTCGTAGCTGCTAGCAATCGCAACCCAAGTGACAGTGTTATCAGTGACGTAACTGCCAATGTCTGTTGCCCAGGACGGTTCTGTGGCGCCGCTGGTGCCAGCTACCGTGCATTGAAAAACCAGACCTGATGCCTGCAGCGTTGTAGAACGCCGGATGTTACCAACCGCAAAGGCAGTACTAGCGGTCCAGGCTGCGTATGCCATTACGGTTCAAAGACCTGACGGAAGGTTACAGAGATTCTGCTGCGCTCGTGGTTATACATTTCACGGTTCCAGCTAGGGCAGATCCACTTGTAGGTCACGTTGTCATCAGGTGGCATCCAGTCAAAATTGTTGTTATCAGCTGCGCGGGCATTAAGGAATGTTTCGATTTCGGTAGCCTCAGTATCCGTCACGTCAAACGTAAGCGTCCACTCTTTGGGGTTTTGGTTGAGCCCGTAGGTCAGTCTTTGAGCATAACCATCACCAAATTGGACGGTACGAACAGTAGGTTCGCTCCGCTTATTAGCTGAATAGACCGGGTTGTAGCTTGGGAACGTAGCCATCAGACTCCTGCCAGTAGACCGCCAGGGCGCTTTTGTTTGATCAATTCTTGCTGAACGGCAATGCCGATGGCTTTGCCTAGTTGACCGGCTTGAGCGCCATCACCTTGCACATTAGACCCGGAAGCATCAACATTGACCACCACGCTGGTTGATCCTCCAGAGCCAAGTGCATCGTTGGGTACAATCGTGCCTGAACGTCCTGGCACAAACAGTTCAGGGCCACGTTCGCCCACCATATAACTTGAACCAGTAGACACAGAACCACCCTTCGCTCTTGGTATTAAGCCTCCCAGCAATCCACCACCTGTGCCTGTGCCCGATAACGCCCCAAAGAGTGCCATATTGATCGCAACATCCAACAGTTTGTTGGCTATATTATTGAGGAGATTTGTGGCAACTTCCTGAAGGCTCTTGGTCCCATCAATAGCACCTTGGATTGCTCCAACAACACCATCTTTTATAGTCATGCCTATATCTGTATACAGTTGTTTCATTTGCATAGCAATGTCTAACTGTTTTTGCAGTTCAAAGTTTTTACGCATTTGAGTTGCCACTGCTTGACTTTGTGCGGCATCCATATCTTTAACTGCATTTGCAATTTCCACTTGTAAACGAGCTTCTTCCCCTCGACCAACAAGAGTTTCTTGAAGAATAAATGCTTCTTGTTGTAATTGTGTTTGTTTAGCGTATCCCGGTGCTAGCCGGCGTAGATCTAGGTCAACTAAATTCTTTTCGTAGGTAAGTTGCAGACCTACAAGTTCAGCGTTGCGCTTTTTACGCAGAGCCAAAATCTCTTCCTGTTTGTTAGCTGTGTTGGCTACCTTTTCTTGGCGAGCAGCGTACTCACCTAAAATCTTTGCGCGATCACGTTCAAAAGTAAGTCTTGCAGCTAGCTGGTCCGCTCCGATGCGCTCGGCGTCATTGATTTTTTCCTGAATAGTTGCTGTCAGTAATAAAGTACTGGCCTCTGTCTCCAGTGCCCTTGTACGGCGTACAGAGCTTTCCAAAGCTGACTGGCCTTCGGGTTTTGCAGTCTTACCGCCGCCTTTTGGGGCACGACCTAATGAACTTACATCTATAGGCTTAACTTTTGTGTCTGGTTTTATTATTTTTGCTTGCTCTTCTCGTTGCAGTATATTCAAACGTTCCTGTTGTTTTGGAGTTAAATATCGAGTGCCTGTAGAGGGTCCACCTTCAACTGCAAGTCGCTGTCGTGCTTTGGCGTTAGCTAACGCTGTTTCAGCCGTCCCACCGCTGAGCATATTTGCGATTGCGTTTACAGCTCGTGTAGCCAAATCAATAATTCCGGCTATTGCTCCACCAAGCCAATCAAGTGCTGGTTTCAGTGCCTTCATAATTGCGGCACCAAGATCACCTATAGCTGTACCTAAACCTTGTACAGCTTTACCTAGCTGCTCCATACCGGAAGTTGGTTTTTTGGTTGCTTGCACGCCTTTATTGCCCATATCAACAAGTACGTCAATAAGATCTTGAATATCAATTTTTCCTTCTTTGGCCATTTCCAATAAACGATCTTTAGACACGCCGAGTTTGTCGGCAAGTGCCTGTTGGATATTGATGCCTTGACTGGTGAGTTGATTGAATGTTGCCTGGCTTACCTTGCCGGATTCAAGCGCAGATGTAATTGCATTGCCGACCTTATCAAATTGACCACCATACTTTTCAGTAAGTGTTGTTGTTAATTTGATGAGTTCGGCTTGGGATTCAAGTTCCAGTCCAAGACCGCGGATATTCTGAACTACGCCCGTAAATTTTTCGATGTCAGTATTTGCTTTTTTGAAGCCATCAGCTAGTACATTTGCTTGTTGCGCGGAAAAACCAATATCAGTACCTAGTTGCTTGATTTTTTGGCCTTGACTGGCGATATCGCCAATCAATGTGCCGAACAACGAACCGGCAAAGCTGCCGCCAGGGCCTAAAAGACCGCCGGCAACGCCGCCAACTAAACCACCGACTGCTGCACCACCGCCTTGGCCAAATAACAGCGGAAATGAGCCACCGATAATACCGCCGCTGATTGCTCCAGGAAGTCTTTTACCTAGAGTTGCTCCGATGCCTGTTATGGCTGCACTCTTGCTTTTGGCTTTTCCAGGGGCAGCAGGACCAAATTGCGATCCCATGCCCTGACCTATATCCATTTGTTTATTTACAGCTGCAATGGCTCTCTCTAGGTTCCTGTAGTCTTGTGTTCCAAATTCAATAACAGTTAAGACACGTTCTAGTTCAGCTTTATACAGTTGTAATGAAGCAGTATTTTTCGGGATTTGAGAACCAAACTTAACTAACTCGTCTACTCCTTTGAAGGCTTGAGTAGGGGCTGTTTTGCCAACCTTGTACAGTTGTGCTTGAGCTTCTATTTCAGCTAAACCTCCGGTTAGTGATGATTTTTGTCTAGCTTGTTCTGCCGCTTGTGTGTATAACTTAAATGCTTGACCGCCGATTTTTGCATTTGCTGCTAAATTTCGAAATGCAGCAGCCTGTGAATTTAATCCGGCTGTTGTAGTGGCAAGTTGTTTTGTTCCATTACCAAGTGAAATTACAAAGCTATCTACTTCTTTTTTTAGTACGCGAATACCATCTGTAGCTTTGCCCGAGTCAATAGCTAAAGGGGTTTTTTTAATGCTTACAAGAGCATTATCGAGTTTTGCGATTGTGTCGAGTACACGAGTGACCTGGGTTATGCCGTCTACCCGTAGTTCAATTACAGCGGGATAACTGGCCACTCGTCACTCAGCTGTGTAGAACCAGTTTACGCAATAAAAGGCCGCCGGGGCTAGCGGCGGCGTTTGGCTTCTTGGATTTGTTTTTCTTGGTCTTCGTTCAGGATCTGGAAGTAGGCGCTCCAGCCGAGCATTTCCTCGGCGGTCATTGTGGTCCGAACCTCGGTAAGGGTTAGCCCCAGTTCTTTGGCGATGCCAAATTGGAGTAGGAGCCAGTTGTCCTTGCGGAGTTCGGCGCTCAGGATTTTGGGTCGATGGGCTCGGCGTCGTCGGTCAGGATCGCCAGCATCAAGGCTTGGAGGTCCTTGTCCTTGACTTCGTTTTTGAGGACGTCGATTTCGGCGGCACTGAAGAGTTTGGTGCCGTTTTCGTCGAGGGCTTTTGAGATCAGTAGTTGGAGGGCAAAGGCGTTGGCGTCGTCGGATTTGGCCTGCTTCTGGGCGCGTTCGCGCTCGGCCATCGTCAACGGCGTCACCCACATCTCAAACTTGCTGCCGTCAGATAGTTCGACGGTCTTTTTGACAGGCTCCAGGTTGGCGGCCTTGCGGAGGCGGTCGATTGCGCTGATGGAAGAGGCAGGCATAAATGTCCTGGTGGTCTCGGATTAGTGTAGCGGAGTAGAAATAAAAAACCCCGGTGGTAAGGCCGGGGTTCATGCGTTCTCTGCTCCAGCAGCCTATTAGGACTTGCTGAGGTCGAAGGTGGGAGCGGCGCTGGGACGGAAGTTGATGGACACGCTTTGGCCATCGTCCGGGTTCACGCTCAGGCTGGCCGAGGTCAGGATCACCGGCACAGTGATCGAGCGGCTGGTGGTGTCGTTCACGCTGCCGCTGACGATAACGCGGTCAATGTACAGCTTCATCGTGGCGCCGGTCTGGGTGGCTTGGATGACGTCTTCAATCATCCGGCTGGCCAGGTTGGTGTCGTCATCGGTGGTATACACCGTGGCAGAACCAGAACCATCGGCAAAACCAGTGATGAAACTACGGAAAGGAGCGTATTGACCAGATTCCTGACCGATGGTGGTGACATCAATCTCGGAGCGGGTAATTTCAAAGCTCCACTCACGAACACTGCCGACGGCGGCGGGTGCGGTAAAGATGATGCTGGCGAAATTGGCGCCAAAACCCGAGGGTTGTGCGGTTGCAGTAACGACCCCACCGCCAGCGGTGGAACTAACCGTCATGACGCCAGTGGAGGCGTTGTAGGTCTTGACGAAGTAATTACCCGCAGCGATCGCGTTGGTGGTGCTGGCGCCAGCCGGATAGGCCAGGGTCACAGGATCGTTGACCTTGAAGCCCAAGTAGGAGCCGACAGTGATGTTGCCGCCAGAGGAGGGGAAGTTGGTGGCGATGAGCGTGGTAACAGACGTACCAGCGGGGGAGTAGTACAGGGCGCCGGAGGTGCCCGAAAGAACGGTGGCCATTAGGAATACCTATGTGGTCTGTGAAGGGGCGGGCACTGCCCGGCTTATTACAGGTTAGCGCCTGTAATAAGTTCTTTCTACGACAACACTGTAGCGACGTAGGACGTGTCGAGACGTCCCACGAAATGGGGCGCTTCCTCAGTTGAGGAAAAAGTAGGGCCGTTTATTGCACCAGTGCGAAGGAATACACCGGTTGTTCCTTTTGATGTAGCACTTAACGTTTGGATTACTGTGGTTGCTGTGTCAATCAGTGTTTGATTGCGAGCAGGACCGCGGCCTTTTTCACTAAATACTCGGATTACGATTGCTCCGCGCAC